GTGTGCAGAAATGTAGCTACATGTGTACAAAAACAGGATATGTGCGCAAACTGGTTAACGAATTGAAACGTCTGGAATTGATTGTGTAGGATTCAGATTGTGAAGGAACATTCCTACAACAACAACATCAGCTGCATCACTGAAGTGTGTTGCTTGTACCTGGTCAAATCCTTTTTTTCTTTCTGATGATTTATCTTTCTTAATCGCTTCATTATATCCTTGCTTTGCTGGTGCGTTGGTCATTGATACCCATAACTCCTGGCAATTATGTTTGTTGATCTTAATGATTGGATATTTTGGATCTGTTCCTTTCAAAAGGTTTTGCCACAATCTGTATTTCAATGTGTGGCTTTCTTGATTGTTCCATCTTGTCATAAGGTTAACAGTCCATCCAGCATTGTTCAATAGTTCCTTTACTTGATTAGCATAGGTTAATTTACTATTTGCTTGCGCATTGTTACCAGATGGATCATACCAAAGATTTAATACTTTATTCTGATGATGTTGATAGTACTTCACGAACTTAGCAATCAGATCATCAATTATCATTGGATATTTAACATATATATTCTTTAGAATATTGAATTCTGAATTGTTATCCTGGCATATCACTAAACAATTGATGTTCGCGCCCCAATCTAATCCACCAATCAATGGAGCATGAAGGTTCAAGTCTGCATCACCTAAACAGTTCGCTTCAGTATTATCAACTAAAGATTTGTAGTATTCATTATTGAATGCAGTGTATGTATGTTTCTGTTCATCAAGCAATGGGTAGAATCCATCATCGATTTGTTTGATGCGAATGTTTTCAACTTCTGCTTTATATAAGAAGTCAGGCATTGCAGCCTTTGCCGTTTCAAAATAGTTATCACCTAGGTTGTGGCGGTTCATTTCAGCAGATGCACGAATGAATGCAACCTTATCCGGTTCAAGCATGGAAAGTTCTTCATACTTAAATATCCAGCGACCTTTCACTGTTACTGGTGTTGATGTTGCCAATGTGATTGAATGGTGCAATTGACAATCCTTGAAGTATTTCCATGTTCCATCAGGATATTCAGCTTTCTTGTACTTACCACCGCGATTCGTCAATAGAATATCAAGATTGAATTGTTCTTCATCTAATCGTGCAGCTTCATCAGCAACCACCCAATCAACATTCAAACCACGACCTGAAGCAGCACCACCATCCTGTGAAACAAAAACCATCACCGTTCCATTCCAGAAGATGATGCAGTTTGTATAATCAAGAATAGGTTCAATTGGTTCTGGCCAATTCCATGATGCAGGTGGACGTTTACCAACAAAGAAGTGTAAATCTTTGTAGATACCATGTTGCTCCAGTCCTGCGATTGTAGATGGAAGTGTACGCGTTTTTATTTGTGCATACGTTTCAGCAACCATCACACCTGTTGACCTTGGTAACTGAATAACAATATCAAGAATTGCTTTGCCTAAAATTGTTGATTTACCAGTTCCACGCCCCCATTCAAGAACCTTAATCAGTTGATGACAAAGAAGAAAAAAGAATTGTGCAAGGTTATACTGAAGTTCTTTAACTTCTGGCTGGTTTGTTTCTTGGTGCTGGTCCATGATTATTCTTCAATTTCAGTATCTGTACTCATTTGCTTAAACACTTCAGTAACATCAACATTTCCTTTTGATATGAATGTTTTCATCATTTCAAAAGCTTTAGGATCTAAATTGATATTGAATGTACTTGGAACCAGTTTGGAGAAATCAGGAAGTTGTGGATCATTAATCATTAAACCTGCAGCATCGATGATTCGCTTTTCTGCTTTATCTTTCACCTTCATGATCTCGCTCCAAGATTTGACATCCATATCATTTTTCTTGTGCAGCATTGCTTCGCATGATTTAACATCACGCATTGCGGATTCAATGATCACCAATCGAACAAACTCTTTACTGTATTTCTGAATAGGGGTGAATAGCTTTTCAGCATTACGAAAATCAATATAACATTGCGCAATGCTTTGTGGTGTTCCTTTTGACTTCAGAACAGCCATGTATTTTGAAATAGCAATCTTTCTGTTTTTTTGAGCAGAAAAGATTGAAAAAGCTAATTCCCAACGTGCACAGATTTCCTGTTCCTTATCGGAAAGTTTACCGTTCTGATGATAATACTTTTCAATTTTATCGAAAGTATCATCCTTTGAATCCAATGCTGGTATCATAGAAATGAATTAAGTTCTTTTTGATATTCTGAAAGTTTAGCTTCCAGTTTATTCTTTTGATTGATGCTGGAGCATTCAGGTAACTGCTTTTGAATTCTTGAAATGTAATGCTTCAAATTTCGAATTCGTTGGAATTCTGAAGCGGTTCTATCTTTACGCATGTATTCACCAGGGATGGAACCATTGTTCACTGAATTACGATCCTGGTTTAATTTATCGATGCGTTTCTGAATGTTGATTATTTCAAGTGCGAGTTCATAGCGTTGCTGATCTGTTTTAGCAGCATGCAATTGACCATGTAAGTGCCCGCGTTTTCGGTAGCAGTTCTTTTGCTCTTGTTCTAACTGTGAAATTAATCCAGAACGAACAGAACTATCTGTGCTGCTACTATCATCAATTGTATAGCGATCAGTATTCTTGAAAATTTGAACAGTCTGTTCAGATGGAAAAGCGCATATTTCTGCGCTTGTGTGTTCGTCATTTGACGTGTTTCCTTGTATGTATTCTTGTTCTTCATATTGCTTGGTGATTTTCTGAAGTTCATATTTTAATTTGTCTTCACGCTCTGGTGAATGTGGTAATAGAAAGTATCTATTGAGGTTCGGATTGGTAGATAATTGTAAAAAAACGGAGACTCCCACAGTGTATGAGAGTTCTCCGTTTAAGTATTTACTTATCTGCTGTTGCTGATTTTGATTCATTTTTGGCCGTTTTCGTTATGAATTTGGCTCCTGAATCAACTAATTGTTGTGCTCTTTTTACAGATAAAACATTAAAATCAATTTCGCCAAATTTGGCGTAAAAAACTTTAGTTGATTTGCGTTTTGCATCAACAACTTTGAATTGCGCAGCTGTTTCAGTTGGCAAAACTTTGTTTAGATCAATTACTTCTTTGCTCATGATTCAAAAGATTAAGCAGTTAAATCAATAGCACCTTCATAATAAGGAGCAACAGATCCAATTGTGTCCATCACTGTGAAGTTCCAAACTTTTTCAGATTCATTGTTCACTCCTTCAGTTCCTTCAGATGCTGTAATCATTGCTGGAACATCTTTATTCCCTAAAACACGAACAGTTCCATCTTTTTGTTCAACTACGAAAACGAAACAACTGTTTTTGTTTTTGTTGAACCACTCATCAGAAGCAATATTCTTTTGAATTTTACCATCTAACTGGTTGTTATAAGAGCGTGATCCAATTACGCCAACACCAGGATGTTTGATTTCACCTGAATCAATGATTAAACCAACTTTTGCAAACTTCTTAGTTGCAAGTAAGGTGATATCACCATCTAGTTTGATTGAATCACCAACACCAGTTGTTGCTAAAAACGGTGGAAAAACATCGATATCACATGCACAAACAGCATATAAAAATCGTTTTGTACCTGGAGTGCTTGAAGTTCCGCACTCAATTACTAAATCTTGAACGTCCATTTCTCTATTTTTTAAATGGGTGAATAATTACTTTACGATTTCAATACCACCGTATCCGATTGCAATCAGATTATCAAGGAATGCAGTGTATTTTCCATCTTGGTTTTCAATCAATTCAGCAGATGGAATCAATTCACCTTCAACACGTGTTTTAACAAATCCAGTTCTGAAACGAATTGTTTTCTTGTGTTTTTTAGATGTATATTCTCCAACTACTTCTTTTGTAATGGAAGTTACTTTGCTATTAATAGCATCAAGTTCTGCTTTGTGAGCAGCTTTCAATTCTTCCATTTCTTTCGTTTGATCTTCAAAAGCTTTAACTGCTTTATCAGATACTTCTTTGGATGCTGTAAGTTCTGTTCTTAAGCTTCCAATCAACAACATTGCTTCTTCTAATGTTGTCGGCTCTTGCGGTGTATTTTGTGACATACTATATAAAATTTGTGCTTTTAAGCTGTTTTGTTTTTTATCGCAGATTGTTCCATGAAATAGGAAGCACAGATGCGCTTCCTATTCTAGTTTAAAGTTTTATGCTTGATCGTTCGCAAACACTTCATCAAGTGTTTCAAATCCCCAACCTCTGTGGAAGTCAGTTAAGATGTGAACATCACGTTTATCTAACTGAACAGTTGGTGTTGGCATTACGATTTTATCATACATTTTCAACAAGTTACCATTTGCACCTGTTGGTGTGTATAATAAACGGCTTGAACCATTCAAATCATCTAAACCAACCAATGTTTTTTGTGTTCCCCAGATATTCAATGTTGGACCATTGAAATCAAGATTAGAACCAAATGCAGCACGATATCCATATTTGTAATTCTCAACCATATCAGCAGCTGCGAAAATCACACCTGGACGTGATCTATGTTCTGATGGCAATGATTTATGGAATAATTCAATTTTATCCACAACGTTTGAAGATGTGATTGCTCCAGTAACAATAGGTGTGATATTACCTGCAGTTATTTCGTCTGCAACAATCGTGAAAATACCATCTGCTGAAGAAATTGATGATCCAGCAGTACCAGAAGTTGGTGCAACATAGTTACCTACAACACTCATTTTTCTAATTTCCTCAGTCATACCAGGGATGATGTGCGTATCAACTAACCATTTTACAAATGGAATTTCTGAAGGTGCTTTTGTTTCATCTTGTAAGTATGCCAAATATGTATTATGCAAAGCATGTAAATCATCTTGTGTATGATCCATTTTAATTGCAAAAATCTTATTGATGTATGGAATCATTTCAACAGCACCCTTTGCTTGGAAGCCTTTTTGCCAAGGTTGTAAAAATTCAGTACGTCTTGAAGTAGTTGTTACGTATTGACTTTTAACATTTGGAACCGCTTTCATATACGATTCAAAATCTTGACCTTTAGCAATTGCTGCCCAAATTTGATTTGAATAGTAATTGAAGTATGCACCTAATTGAGTTGTTACCTCACTTAAATCCAAACCAACACGAAACGAGCCTTGTGGAGCAACTGCCATTGTGGAAAGTGCAACAGCACAAATTCCTGAAACTGTTGGTTCAAAACCAACTGATGATCCAATCACTGCACCAGCAGCGAAAACAACCAATACTGAAAATAATAAAACTAATTTTTTCATCTTTTCTAAAAAATTTAATTAAGATTTTAAAGCCTCTTGCGCTGCTTTGTTTAATGAATTGTTTGGATCCAACCATGGTTGGCTTTCAAACGTTTTTGCTTCACCACTCACGGGTGTAGCTTCTGTTGCTGATGCAGCTGGAGAACCTTCCACTTGCGCAACTCTAGCTTCTAATGAAGCAATTGTTTCTTGCAATGGTTGGATGCTTGCAGTTACAGCAGCAGAAATTGTTTCGGATAAATCCGGTGCTTCGTTTGCAAGTTGAACTTCTTGAACTGGAGCCACTACATTTTCAGCAAACGCTGTATTTAATGTTTCCATTTCTTCAGAAGTCAACGTGCTTTCTGAGTTTACTTCTCTTCCAAGAATCTCAGAAATGTTTTGAAAATTTTTCATTTCTGTTTGTTGATTTTGTTGTGGTTCACTATTGAACATCTTTAGGCTGATTTTTCGGCCGAATATTGTTAACTCGTTTTTCATGGTTATTGAATTAATGAGAATGCTTCTTTAATTACTTCATCCAGGCGTTTGATTCCATCGATCAAATTCATTTCAATTGCTTTATCAGCATAAACTAAAATTCCAGTGTAAGCTTCAGGATCAATATCAGGGCGACCTTGTTTCACATTTGAAATAAATTCAGCATTGTATTTATCTAGTGTTGCAATCAGTTTAGTTGGATTTCCTTCAGTCGCTTCACGGTATTCTACATTCTTATTTACAGAAGCAGAAGCATAGAATTGAACTGCTTCATAACCATCTGTTGAATTAGGATTCTTTTTGTTTAAAGTACACATGGTTCCTACCGAACCAACTACATCCAGAATAGAAGAACAAAAAATCTTTGTTGCTTGTGATGCTATGTAATAAGCAGCAGATGCACAGTAACCAGATACATGCACTAAAACTGGTTTGATATCACGCAATTCACGCATAGCAGTTGCTACATGATCCATATAGGCTGCTTGCCCACCGCCTGAATCAATATCAAGAACAACAGCACCAATTTCTTCGTTTGTTTTAAGTTCACGAAGAATTGATTCAAATGTCATCATTCCCATATCACCACAATAATCATATTTCATGATTACACCATGAATCGGAATAACAAGAACCTGCTTTTGTGATTTGATATTTGCATCTTCATATGCTGACATTTCAGAATGAACTGAATGCATTGAGAAATCAACATTTTCACCTCTTACAAGTGAATTGAATAATGGAAGTAATCCTTGAACTGAAGAATCAGCCAACATCCACACGCTGGAAGTAATATCTTGAATCAATTTCATGAAGCAAATTTGACCTATATAAAGCACCAGCTAAAGGACAAAAAAAAGCCACCTTTTCAGATGGCTACAATTCAAAGTGTAAAATGGATTTAACCGAATTGAAATTCTAATTGTTGCTTTTCAATTTTATCAATCTTTGCAACTTTTGCTGGTGGAACATATGTGCGCGAACGCCAATACATTTTGATTAACGTTTCCCAGGAAATATCATCTTCAGTCAAATCATAATAATCCATGAATGTTAGAATACTCACTTTGATATCACCTTTCTTTTCATTGGTCATTGTAACCATATCAATCAACTGTTGATCAAACATTGCTTTTAATCGTTTATCGATTGACATAATCGTTTCTTGGTCAAACCAAAATTTTGATTCACGCATTACAGTTGAAGTCATTCTGCAACACAATGTTTCAGTTAAGTATTTTTTCTCACTGGTACCAACTTTAACAACATTCTTTTTTAATGGTTCAAGAATGATTGCTGAAAAATGGCAGCGCGTTAAACTCACAATGAATGGATCTACATTTTTGTTGGATGAAATCCATTTTTTCAAATAAGGTCTGATTGGAATGTTGATGTCAACGAATAGTTCTTCCATGGCGGTATAAATAAAAAGCGATTTGATTTATTGATTCTACTTTCAAACGTGAAAGCAATTCGGGTTCTAATTCTTCAGGAAGTTTATCTTCTGCAAGGCGCGTGAAAATCGTTGGAAGATAATCTTTGATTGAAACAACTTCCACCAGTTCACATTCGAATTCCTGTAAATCATCTTGATCAACAAGAACAACTGGAATTGGAAGCATTGAAGTTATGAGCTTACCAGGTACATATTTTCCGAAATAGGCAAAATATCTACTTGGGATTTTAATAGTTACATCTTTTGCAAATACTTTTTTCGTGCTCATATTTCAAAAATAATGCAAAATTGTTGCAAATGCAACAAAAATGAAAAAACGGTGCTACCGTGCTACCTTTTATTAAAATATTGTATTTCAATACTTTACTATTTTATTGAATTTTGCGAAAACAAGCACTTTTCTTAGTGTTTATAAGGAGTAGCACACGGTGCTACCATAAAATAGCACGCCGTGCTACCGTGCTACCTGTTTTTTGCTCCGTGCTAATCGGTGCTACCTTGGTGCTACCGTGTTTTTGTGTTGGTCCTATTAATATAACTTATTGATTATTATATATTTATATCTTATTTATATATATTAATCTATCATGCTGGTAGCACGGTAGCACGGTAGCACCGATTTTTCGAAAAGTTTAAAAAGTATCAAAAAAGCCAAATTTCAAATTCATTATGTTTGCATAGTAATTATTTAGGATTCCAAGAATGCTAACTTTTGAGAATAAAAAAATGAGCAAAAAAAAACGCGCCTTGTGAGCGCGAATAAAATTTGGATGACCAATATGTCAAAGAACTAGTTTAGTTCTGATAATTCCTTTAAGGTTGTTTGACCATTGATATCATATCCATGATTTTTATAGAACGAAATGATCTCAGATAAATACTCATTTCCAGAACGTGGACCAGTTGCATAAATCTTGATAAACTGATCCAATTGACCTGTAAAAACAAACTCATACCCTGGAAGCCATGGAGAACGTTTATACGTTGCGTAATTATCTGCCATTTCTTGACTGAAGAAAGGCTTTAACTTAACCAATTTTCCCATTGGAAAAGCTTTTGCCGTTCCATTAAGTATTTTGTAGAAATAATCAACTTGTGCCTGAATACCTTCTTGTAATGTTGGAAAAACTTTATTATTTCTATCATCGGTATTTCCAATGTTACCAGGATTATTTGTTCTGAATGAACGTGAAGGATTTCTATGTTTAGGACCTTTGCCCCAAAATCCTTCATGATCTGCCATTATAAGGCATAATAATTTAATGCCTTTTGCAGCAATAACTTTATTCCATGCAGGAATATAAATCTTCACAATCTCATCGGAAAAAGAAATCTTCACGTTATTTCGAATCGGAGAATTTGGAAAATGTGAACCTTTGATGGTTACATTTTTATATGTTTCGTCAAATTTTTGCATATCAATAGTTTTTTTGAATTACTTGGAATCCGTTTTGAATGCACCATTCATAAATAAGTTCTGGAGACATTTCAAACCAATTTGGAACTGAATAAGTCCATGCAACAAATTCGGAGCAGTAGAAACGATCATCTTCTTTCTCACCACGATTTTTCCATTTACCGGTAAGAAGCTTCCAAGGATAACGAATGAACAATGATTCAAAATCATAAGCAGTAACTCCGATTTTACCCATTGCACGTTCCTTGATATACGATTTGGAAAACATCCAATTTGCTTTCATCGTTCTACACACTAGAATTTTGTAACAATATTTCGAATGCCAGGCATCAAATGGCCTTAGATTTAATCCATCGCGTTGTGCATCAATTATGAATAGCTTTCCATCAATACGAATTGCCAATGCTGTATGCGACCATTTCGATTTTGTGAATCGCATTATCAATCTGCTGATTAATCGTTTACCACGACAATGCAGAATATCACCTGTTTGGATTAAATCTTGGTTCATTATGCTTCTTTTACGTATTTACAGAAATCGGAAAAATCTTCATCAACCATTCTTGTTTTGAAATTGGCAACAGCATTTTTCAATGTGGACCAATCAGAATGATCTAGTTCTGCTTTTTCACCTGGCTTCAAATTCTTCACCAGTCGAATCACAGAAACAAGTGCTTCCATTTTAATTGGATCAATATCTTCTGCTGGATTGCGAAGAACGGTTAATGCGTAATCTTTGTATGAAAATTCGATAAGGTTTCCTTTATCATCCTTTTCAATGATGTTTCCTTGTTGATCTAAAACATCAACTTTTTTTGCAACAAATAGTATTTTGCTTGGTGTGTCCATTTATATTGATTTTAAAAAATTACTTTTCAGGTGTTGAAGCTGGCATTTGATTTGGCTTATCAATGATATTTCCAGTTAGCAAATCATTTTCAATCATTGATACCAATGCAGTTCCAAGTTGACTTTGTTTCCAGAAGTCATAATTGCGCACATACGATTTCATTTCGTCTTTAATTACTTGACCGCCAACAACAGTTTGTTCGCGATAGGTAACGCGTAGACTTTTATTTGATTCATATGCTTCGATTCCTTCGAAAGCGCGAAGAATTTTCACTTCTTCATTCGTGTTTTGTACTTCAATCATAGTGGTTAAGATTGTCGGCAAAGGCCGTATGTTTGTAGTAAAGTAATAACATCATCAACGGTATGTGATGCACCTGTAGCCAGTATTTGTTGAACAACAGGAGTTGCATTCCACCAAGATTGTTTTTGAGTTATAGCAGTTCCCCATTTTGTTCCAGTTACTGTACCAAATGCGACATTTTTAGCTTCTGAAATTGTCAAAACATTTGAACTTTGACCGCTAATAATAAGTGAAGTTGTTCCCGTATTATCTTTAAATTGCATTTGTGCACCTCCAGATGCAGTTCTAACATCTAAAATCGATATTTCACTATTATTATACCACTGAGTTACATCATTATTAGTACCTCCAGATTTAATATGAATAGGAGCGATAGTTTGTGATGCTGACCAATTGAAAGTTGTGATCCCTTCAAATCTTGAAATACCATCACCTTGAATTTTAAAAATGTCATATGTATTCGCAGAATTTCTAACTCTAAATGCTAAATCAGTTGAAGCAGCTCCCTGAGCGCGTATATCTAAACGAGAAGAAGGAGATGTTGTTCCCAGACCAACATATAAGCTTGAGTTTATATACATTGCTGAAACTGGGGAGCCTGTTCCAATTCTGAAATTAAAGTTGTTTCCAGAAGTACTTATTATTTCATATGTTGAAGTTGCGTACAATCCACTTCCACCACCTTCACTAGAAATTAATGTTGTTGCTCCATTATTTCCATAAATTCTAAAATTATTTCCAGTTCTATTGAAAGTGTTTGCAAAATTTGCGGTTGTACTTCCTGCCGTTCCTGTGTCATTAAATGTTAACATTGCACTTTGAGAAAGAACCCCACCTGATTGAAAAAGTATTCTGGTATCTGTTCCTGATCCAATAGCAGTTGAACCTACTACCAAAGAAGCTGTAATCGCAACATTCCCCGAACCCAATAATGAAGTTCCATTAACGGTTTTAATATTCGTTCCAGATACTAGCTTATCTTGTTTTCCGCTAAGTAGGCTAATCGTGTTTTGCAACGCATAGTTCATCACATTTCCTGTTATGGCATTACGGCCATTCTGCTTGATGTTTGCATCAACGTAATTTTGAAGTTGTGATAAAGTGATTGCCATCTTAACTTAAAAAATCATTATTAAAATCATTGTTATAATCTCCATCTGCTTCATTCGAAACAACCGCATACTTTATTGAGCATGGAGAAACGCGGTTTTTGTATAGTGTGAAATTAACTTCCTTCACGCATCCTTTAAAGGACAAATTGCGCTGCTTTATTATGTGATTTGGTTCATCCCATGAAATGATATCTAATATTTTATGCAATGGCAAATGGAGCGTTTTTGTGATTTCGTCTGCAATTCTTGAATAATCAAGATATTCCTTTTGGTAAACGCTCAAATGTGAATTGCTATCATTGGCAAAAATGGAGCATGTTCCGAATTTGTATTCATGGCCAATCTTTGCATCAATTTCATCGAATTCATTGGAGTTTTCGAAAACCAAACGATCTTTATATGCACTCACTTCATACAGTGGATATACACCACGAATCAAACCAATCAAAAATGTATCTGTTCCTGTAAATGTTTCAACATCATAATGGCTTGAAACAAATCCATGTGGATAAACGAAGCGCGTTCTTCTTCTATCTGTGATGTAGTTATAATCAAAAATTGACATCAAAGGAATATAAGAAAGCTGTTTTTCTTCGATAGATTCGTTTTTACCAACGTTAAATGTTGCATGCTTGTTGAATAATTGCCAAACAAAACCGCCAAGTGTAGTATCTGAAGTATAAGACCATTTTGGATCACCAAGTATATTCTTTTCTGAATATTCAATTGGATAGATGAATTTGAATGCTTTCTTATCTGTTTGGTCAATTGTATATTCAGCTGTATAGAATTTTGAATAGTCAACAAATGGCTTTGTAAAAGAATCTTTCTTCAGTTGAATTTTCAGCATTCCATCTTTGCTTGTGCTGATGCAACCAAATAATTCATTCAGCATGTTCATTAAATCGATTCCTTTTAAATCAGGAATGAAATCAATCAAATTAAATGAAGCTGCATGCACATTGTATCGAGTTGGAAATCCTAAATCTATTTGTGTGTACCAATAATCAAGCACAAGCGTTGAAAAATGAATCATTTGCATGAATTCTGGAACTGTTTCAAGTGCGTTTGATTTCACTTTTAAGTTCAATTTTTGCAACATCAAATCGAAAATATACTGAATGCGAACGCACGGTGAAACGGTTGTTTTCCATTCTGTATTTGGATATCCTGCAACATCATATCCAATGTTCTTTTCAAACAATCCATTGTAGTATGAATTGATGAAAAGTGAATTATTTCCATGCGTGATATTTCTATTCCAGATTTCAGAATCTTCGCTTAAATTGAAGAATGCTTGAATATGTGGGAATTTATGTGAACCAACTTCAGGTGCTTCAACAACTGTTGTATTCATCATGTGATCATGCCATTTGTCAATGCGTTGCGTTGCAGTATCGGTATCATCCCAAATCTGAATTGTTTCAGCATCGATATCCTTCAGATTTATTTCTTCTAATTTTTTTCGCAGATCAAGTCCTTCATTTCTGAAATCGATTGAGAATGATTTGAATCCAATCTTTATGGAACACAATCCTTTTGCTAGAAGGTAATTATTGAAGGAAATGGAAATTGGTAATTCCTTTTTAACCAAAACACTTTTGTTGCGTGATGTTTTTGGCAAATTAAAACCATACGAATATGCTTCATCGAATCCGCTTTCAGTGAACGCTGGATTTGATAATTTCATTTGAATTGAAATATCTTCTGATAAATCAACATCAATTCCGTTAATTGTTATTCTTAGCATATTACGCGAAATTTATTTCCCAGTAATAATCACTTACCAATCCTTCACCTGCAAAATCACCAGTACCACTATAAATCGACATGAAGTAAGCAGATGCTGGATATCCTAAATTGTAGAAATTCAATTGCACCTGGTTAACATTTACCTTTCGATACTTCCAGAACATGTAGATCAACTTATCCAATTCATCAGATGAAATGGAACAATCATCTAAACAGAAGAATTGAAGTTCTTTCTGCATTCCAATATCAAATGATAAAGCTGGAGTTCTAGCAAACCAAACATCATATAATTTTCTGCATCCAGATAAGTACCAATTTGCAGATGGTCCATTGTCGTATTTCAATTCAATCAAATTTGGAAATGCTGAAAAATCAACGATTCCAATATTCTTCATCACTTTGAAACAAATGATTTCATCAAAACACGGTGCCATCAGTTTTATGATTTTCTTACCTGTTTTTGTATAGTTGTGTATAACTGATGTTAACGAAGTTCCAATCAATACACCGCCTGTTGTTCCATCGCCCCAATCAATATCAAATGTTGTTCCAAGCGCACTTGCTTGAAAAATCAAATTCAATGTTCCAGTTTCATTGAATTCAGCATAAATCACTTTCTGCTTGTATGAATAGTGTTTTACGATTTTGCAACCTTCAATTTCAACTTCAAAACGATATTCACCTTCTGTTTTATATGCAGTTCCAGGAGCGTAATTTGAATTTGTGCCATTCCAAATTAATGTTGCAATCAATGTTCCATCACGATACACTTTCAAATTTCCGTATGTTGAAATTGGAAGATTGTTTGTTTGAACGGTGAAAGATTCAATTCCACAACCTTCATGAATAATTAAATCAGGCTGTAAAGCAAAGAATGAAGCGCGATCATTTTCATTTGCTCGCAATATTTCCACATCAATTTGCGCTGTGAATTCATTTACTTTCAACACATCAGTTTGTTTCGCTGCTAAAACACACGGAAACCATCTGTTTTCTTCCAGTACAAAGGCAATCATTGAATTAATGACAGATTGTAAACGATACGCTTCTTTTTGCGTTAAAAGCTGTGTAATGGCTTTCATTGAATTTTGATGTTTTGAATCAAAAACAAACGATTGCGGAAACAAACTGCTTTGACCAAACATTGAACTTCGCGTTGCAATTGTTGCACTCATGTTATTTGTTTCAATCCATTCAGCAGAAAGCGTGAACGTTTCAGGAATTCCAAATGAATTGATTCCAAGCACAGATTTTCGCAAACAAGAATTATCGATGTAATACGTAAATGATTCGTTTACCAAAATATCATCAGTATCAAAATCAGCAATAGACCAAGAAAACTTAGTTGCTTCAGTTCCATACAGTGCTGTGATATCATTTGCTGTATATCCTGAATTGAAAATCAAGGATTCAAACTTTTTAACTTGGAAAACGTGTTGTGTAAAATCAAATGTTCCAAAATCACCATATACAGTTAAAATCACTTTTACGGTTCTATCTTCACCTTGATTCATCCAACCAAGCCAATCATCTTGTTGTATGCCAATTCGCTTTCCAGTTGGCCACCAAGTAAGGAAGCTGTTTGTATTTGTTAAAAGAGAAACTGCATCACCTAATTGCTGATCATCAGAAGAAACACCTCCCCAATGCACAAATTGAATGTTTGAAATGACAGTTGGTGTAGTAATTTCACCATGCCAGCTTTCAATGAATTTCACATAATAGCGTTTCAGAATTGGTGCCTTATAAATCAATTCTTGGTTGAAAGGAACTGGATATTCATTCCAACTGTTTTCAATTTCAGAATTCAAAATATCTGAAATATCAATAACGGCAATTGAATCACTATCAACTATGCAGTTAACAGAAGCAGCAATTTCGAAGTTTCCACTTAAATAATCAGATTCAAAATAGATTAAGGCTTTCATTTGATATCCAGTACGTGAATCTGGTACCACAACGCCTGAACTAATCACTGCATCAATTTTTGTTGTTGCCTGATTTGTGGTCCACACTGGAACCAATGCTTCTAAGGCCTGTTTTGCAGTTAGAGTGATTTTTGTCGTTCCTGAAGCAGTTGCCGAAAACATTCCATTCAATAACGGTGTGTTTTTCAGCTTTTCAAGGACCAAGTCGCGGTATTGCTCTAAGGTACCAGACCACGCAGAATCTGGAATTTTATGTATGGCAGCATAATTCGTTAGAGTTGCACCGTTAACGGCCAGCAATTGAATTTCTTCAACACTTTCTGTTTCTGGATTCGTCCAAGAAACAATGAAATGTTCTCCAGTTGCTGGAAGTGCAATAATTTCTAATTCAACACCAGGATAAACGAATGGTGCTTGATAGAACATATTTGTGTAAACTTCAAAATCGATTGCATTTTTCGAAAATGAACAGATATAGGGCTTTTTTGTAATAGTAATCATGGCGTTGTCCATTTAGCAGGGTTATAGCATCTTGAAAAGAATTCTGGCAATTTTATAGATACTTGAAAACCAACATAATTTCCAGATGCAGTTCTTTTTTCAGCAGGAACCATTCGCGCATTGATTCTATCAAAACCATTTTCAAAGATGTTTTGCGCATTGTTGTTTTGCGAATCGTATTGCATGCGCAACAAAATATCTTCAGCAACGCGTTCTGTAATTTCACGCGCATAAGCATCTGCATCCATATCGTTTGGCTTAACTGAATGCATCACGTAAAACATCAATTGATTGTTCTTTGTTGCTTGGTGTGTGAATCCGAAATCAGCGATGTAGTTGATTAGGACAATGAAACAGTTTCCTGTTGCCAATGAAAGATTAGAAGAAACGATAAATTCTTCAATATTCATTCTAAGGAACCGCTTTGCTGTTGGAGAATGCTGAATATCTACGTTTTCAGTAGCTAAATTCTCCATGTAATCACTAAGTTGTTTATATCTTGACATGAAACAAAAATCCCCACAAAAAGCGGGGATTTATAGGACAAAAAAAGAAGTTATTTCTTGAAGATTTTAATTAAAAAACATTCGTTGCATTTCGGTATTGTCTAATTCTGAAGGAATAAAATAAGGTCGAATTTCAAGAACTCCAAGTATTTCAAGCAAAACACTCAAAGGCATTGGCGTTTCTCTCTTCCAATAACGAATAAGAGTTGTTACGCTAACATTCAACTGAACAGCCAAATCTTTTTGCGTCAATTTTTTCTCCTTCATTCGTTTTTTCAAGAAACTGAGAATCATTTCAGTTCCTTGATCTGCTGCTTGTTTGTATGACATATTAGTTGGCTTTGAAATAATCATCAGATTTCAAGAAGTCAGCCCAGTCATTCATGGTGTTGTTTTCATTGGATTTAAATTCTTCTTGACTCATTTTGAAAGTTCTATATTTCGTTCCATCTTCTTTGACAATTGTGAAGTGTCGTAACGATTGATTTGATGTTACTTTTTTGATTGGATTGGATGTTGATTTCATAATTATTTTTGTTTATAGGTTTTTTAATATGCGCTTAACGTTTTCGCCCAACGTATACTAGTACTTCTTACGTTTAAATACTTACACCTTCATCTTCAGCAATGCTTTTTAATTCTGCCCATGCTCTTTTTTCTTCTAAACAAATGTTTTCAACTTCGCAATCCCAAATAACAGCAAACATTTTCTGATTCATATTAGGACTAGGAGCTATTCCTAATCCATAATAAGTATAGTAATCTTGTTGATTAATGAAAACTTCATAAATTCCATTTTTAGGGTTTTCTGCGATTTGATTTTTTATTTTTGATTCCATAATTCTTTGTTTTGCATTTTGTTCTGCCTTATTGACCTTACAAAGATACATGAAGTTTTCATATATGCAAACATTTAATTTAAAAATTTTCAAATTTGAAAACAATTAATTAAAAATCCCCATAAAAAGTGGGGATTTATAGGACAAAAAAAGAAGTTATTTCTTGAAGACTTTCAAAACCAATTTTTTCAGCAACTTGAATAAATCAGTCCAAATGGTGATACGAGTGTCCATAAAATTACCAATCTGAAGTTGTTTCACTTTTTACCGATGCTTTCAAATTAGAAAGCAATCCTTGAATATTTGAATACGTGTCTGATAACAGTTCATCCTTCTTATATATTAAATCGCTTTCAAATGGTGTTAAATTTCCAGTTTGCGTTGAATAATTAAATTCTAAAAAATAGCATCTAATTTTATTATCCTTGAAATCAATTTGCAATCGATATTTCATATATCCACGTGCAATTGGATATGTTTGGCATGAGAAATTTGCATTGATAACGATAGAACCAGCATTTGCATCACTGAATAAAATAACTTTTTCAGGATTCACATACGTAGTTGATATCCATTTTAACGTATTGGCATAAAGTGTTGATTTTGTAATCGAATCAAATTCTAAAACTTCAGTATATGTATATGTTTGAGTTTTAGGATCTAGTTCTAAAGTTTGAGAACTTACAAACTGGCTAAAAGTTAATAGCAGAATAAAAATCGTGAGTTTCTTCATGTTGTATAGAATTAAGTTAAACCCAAATATATAAAAACTATTTCAAATGTATTTTAAGTTGCATTTTTGTTTCAATATCGTTGCAAAAATGTTGCAAAACAGTATTAATTGAAACAAAAATGATATATTTGAGTTCCTGATCATCGCAGGTTTTAGGTTTCCATAGTAGTTTTAAATTTTGAGGAAAGCCCTTTCGAAAATTCGGAAGGGCTTTTTTTATGCGTTTTTGTGTCCTTTCGCACGCGCGTATGTATGCGGAAATTCGTGTTGATGATAGACTTCAGCAAATACGATATTACGAAAGCAAAGGAACTCGCTGCCAAATTTGGAAGCGCAGCCTTGAATGAAATGGTTATGAATATTCATTCCATGGATTTGATTGATCGCGGTGTACTTCTAAACTCATTGAAATACAGTGTTCGAACCAAAGGCGGTGAAGTTGACCGTATTCAATTTGCTTATGAATGGTATGGCCGTTTTCAAAATACTGGTGCTGAAAACATATTCGGAACTGGCAAAGCATTGGAACCTACCAATTGGCGTTCGGATGCACTTTCCAACAACATGCCAGAACTAAATCAAGATTTTGCTGAATTCTATGCATCGCTAATCATCGAAGAAATCACAGTTGATTCTGTAAAAATGGAAATGTAATGGCAAGTCAAAGCAAAACAAGTATTTGGATAGATGGCTCACAAGCTGGAACAACATTGAAGCAAATTGAAGCGAATGTTCGAAAGCTGAATAATGAGATTAAACAGCTTCCTGTAAATTCTGATAAATACAAATCAAAGCTTCAAGAACTGAAGGCGCAATCAAACGTGTTGAATAACCACCGTGCACAAATTAAAGGTGTTGGTGATTCATACGGAAAGGCGCAAAGTGGGCTTGGTGGAATGTTGAAACAATTTGCACCAATTGCTGGTGTTGCTGGTGCAGTTGGTATCGCAATTCAAGGTGTTTCAATGGCTGTTTCATCCTGGTATAATAATAACAAGGAAATGGAGAAATCTCTTTCTTCATTGCGTGCATTAACTGGAGCTTCAACATCCGATATTGAATTCTATAAACAAGCAGCTGAAGAAATGGGGCGTACTTCCACAATGTCAGCAATCCAAACGGTTGAAGCATTCAAGTTGATTGGTTCTGCACGTCCTGAATTATTGAAAGATAAAGAAGCATTGGCAGCAGTAACAAAAGAAACAATTACGCTTGCTGAAGCTTCTGAAATGGATATGGCGACTTCTGCACAAGCAATGGCAGGAGCAATGAACCAGTTCAATCTTTCAGCAGATCAATCTTCGCGCATCATCAACACATTCGCTGCAGGTTCAAAAGAAGGTGCTGCTGAAGTGGATGATTTAACACAATCAATCGATAAATTCGGAACAGTTGCAAGTGCAAACAATGTAACGCTTGAAGAATCTGTTGCATTGACTGAGTTAATGTCAGAAAAGAATATCAAAGGTTCTGAAGCTGGAACGCAATTGCGCAACGTGCTTTTAAATATTTCAACCGCTGCTTCACTTTCTAAAGAAGCACAAGATGCAATGGCTCAATATGGTGTGAATCTTGAAATTGTGCAAAACAAAGCCCTTCCATTGGAAACACGTTTGCGAGAAATGGCAAAAGTGCAAGGTGATCAGAACGCATTGGTGAAGATTTTCGGAAAAGAAAACGTTGTGGCCGGTGCAACAGTTTTAAAAAATGTGGATCACTTATCTAAATTGACGAAAGCAGTAACAGGAACGAATACAGCCTACGAACAAGCTTCAATCAATACAGATAACTTGGATGGTGATTTGAAAAGTTTAGGTTCTGCATGGGAAGGTTTAACACTTTCAATGGATGGTGGTTCAAACATTTTCAGACCAATTGTTCAAGATGGAACAGATTTCTTGAATTTCATGGCTGATTCAACAACCGCAATAAAAGAATGGGATACCAACAAAATGGAAACACAATTTTTGAAGTTTACGAAAATTATTCCTGGTGTGAATTTGTTATTTGGTGATTTTGTTGATGAACAAATTCGAATCAATGAAATGACTACAAAGGCAATGGATGGAATGCGTGCAGAAGCCGATTCTGTTGTTGTACTTACCGAATCATTGAAGCAAAACAATTCAGCCTTAAAAAGCAAGAATTTAACAGATGAACAAGCAGCTTCTATCAATGCAGAAAATGAACGTATCATCCAAACATTGAATGATCGTTATCCTGATTTAACCAAGAACATGGATTTAAATAAGGCTTCAGCAAGTGATTTAACGAAGCTTCAAAAGAACATCAATGATAATTTACTTACTCAATCACTAAATGCAGTTAAAGCAGCAGAAGCAGAACGCATTCTTGGTGAAATTGTGAAAAATAGTATTGCAATTTCAGAACAGCGTGCAAAAGAATCGAAACGTTGGGCAATTACCAATTTCGCAGCGGATATTTTTGCGGATGATGCAGCAGATATGATGGAAACTCAGGATCAATTAACGCAACAATTGCGCAAACTTCCTGAAACAATGCAGGCTGTTGAAAACCAAATTAAAGATATTGATCCACAATGGGGTGCAGCGTATAATGAAAACGCAAAACAAGTGCTTTTGGCTTGGGGTGAAATTGCGAAAATTGAGAAAAAGAAAATGTTCCTTCCTTGGGATGAAAAAGCCTTGGATGCACAGATTAAAGGCCAAAAGGATTTGATTGCTAAAATCAATTCAGAAAACGATAAACTGAAAGATAAAGCACTCGATGAACAAAAACGCCAGGAAGAAATTGCAATTGCTGAAGAAGAAGCTGCTAAAAAGCGTGAAGAATCAGCAAAACGCGCACAAGAAAACTTTAAAAAGCTGAAAGATTCATTGAATTCATTGCTTGAATCAACTAAAAAACTGAAAGAAGATTTCGATTATACAAAACAATATGATGCATTTACGGATGAACAGCAAAAGGAATTATTTGCGCTGGAGCATTCGATAAATGAAAAGTATCAAAAGGAAATTACCAATGCGCAAGAATTAGCGAAGCAAAAAGGGAAAATTGGTGCGCAAGCGCAAGAACAATTGAATACGCTTATAGCTACCAAAGAACAAGAATTGGCGCATGAACGCTTGAAAATTAACAACAAGTATTTAGATGATAAGAAAACAGCTGAATACGAAGCACAGAAGGAAGCAAATTTAAGATACATCGATGCACAAGCATCGCTTGAAAAAACAATCAATGAATTGCGTGTTGCTTCTGCTGTTGAACAAGTTGAAGCAGTAAAGAATGGTTCTTTGGAAGCACAAAAACTTGCAGCAGAAGAATATCAAGCAGCATTGAAAGAACAATTGGCGTATGAATCGCGATTGAAGCTTGAAGCATTAATGGATCAGAAAGATGAAGGTTTAATTTCGCAGGAAGAATTCAACATGCGCAAATTGAAACTTGAAGAAGATTATAACCGTGATGTTGCTAGAAGTGCAGACCAATTGAATAAGGATATCCAAGATAAAATGGTTTCCAGAATTGAAGATATCGGTTCAAGAATTGCACAAGGTTTATCAATGCTTCAAGATGCTGTAAATGCTTCATTTGAAATCAATATCAATAATATTGAGCGTGAAAGCAACAAGCAAATGAAGGAAATTGAACGCCAGTACAACCAGGGAATCATTTCCAAAGAAATGTACGATGCGAGAAAAGCCGAAATTGAACGAAATACTGCAACAGAATTAGACAAAATCAAAGAAAAACAATTTGATGCAGATAAAAATTTCCAAATGGCACAAGCAGGAATCGCTGCTGCTTTAGCAATTGTCCAATCGTATGCACAACTTGGACCAATAGCTGGTTCAATTGCAGCTGTTATGATTGCAGGTGTAACAGCTTTTCAAATGTCCGCTATTGGAAGTCAGGAATACCAAGCCGAACAATATTATGAAGGTGGGCATACAAGAGTTGTTGGTGCGCAGGATGGTAAAACATACAATGCAAAATACATTGGAAGGCATCAAGGTGGGATGCTTCCTTCTTCACCTTCATTGGCTTTAGTTTCTGAGAAAGGCCCCGAATATTTTGTTCCTTATCACTTGATGCAGAATCAAGTTGTTGCAGATAGTGTTGGCGTAATTGAAGCCATTCGCACGAATCAATTTGCAAATGGTGGTTATACATCTTCAGTTGCTTCAGGTGGAATGAGCGATAATAGAATTGCACAGTTATTAGAAATGAATCTTCAAATGATGTCAGCTTTATCGAGACAAATTCCAAACATGTATGCACGCATCGATGATGGAACAATTGAGGATCTACAAACGCGAATTGATGAAATGAATAAGTTCCGAAATTAACTTATAAGTTTATTTTAATGAAAAACGTCTTCCTGATATCGGGAAGACGTTTTTTTTTCATTCAGTTTCAGGCGATGGAATTTCCTGAATTTTTGTGAGAAGGAAATTCAATGCGTTCAGATCTGCTTGAATTTCCGTTTTCCTGTAATATTCAGGATTTGCACAGGCATCGCGTAAAGCGATTTCAAACAATGTGTTCTGGATTCTTCCAACGTTTTCGGTTTTTTTGAAATTTTCAAGTAAGTCCATAGATTATGTTTTTTAATGAATTTAGTTATGCTCACTTATACGAATCAATCCATTATTGATCTATAAACATGGCACATTTTACCGTTAATTATTTCTACTCTAGGCTTAACTTCAACAATTTCAGGTTCTTCCAAAATGTTAAAATTTGCAGTAAGGTTCACTTCATCCATATTTTCAACATTCATACAGTATCTTGATTCCTTTCCATGCTTTTCTTCATGGCAAATTGAACCATTTCTAACAAGCGTTTTAACGCGGTCCATCATTCCATTCAATTCTGTTTGATTGGTGTAATGCATGGTAACGGTTAATTTCTGAGGTTTCGGATTGTTTAACATCATACGTTTTGATTTTTTAGCATCCTTCTTCGTTGGTTTTCCTTAGCATCATATTTGAAATGACATAATTGGCACATTGCTTTCAATCTTTCATCTTTTATAGAATGATTCCATTCATCATGATCCAAATGTGCAATGGTTAGAACAACAGTAACTTGTTTCGGGCTTAAAAGCCTATACCATTCACCTAATGAAGTTTTTTTCCAAACACGTTTGCCATTTTCAATATAACTGGAAACGATTTCTTTATTTTTTAATCCGCAGCACTCACATTTATTATTAGCTCTTTGTAGAATCCTCAATCGAATTTCTTTCCAATTAGTAGGGTATTTCTTATAATCTATTGGCATAATTTTAAATTTTGATTAATCGCCTTCTTCGTTGAACGCCAATTGCTGAAGTTCTTGAATGTGATTTGTGTTTTTAATCCACTTTGTTTTTTCAATCCAATCAACTTTGAGAAGCCTTTGAGCGCGTTTCGATTTAATTAGTTGTTTTCTCATCTGTTTCAGTTCTTAAAGCCAATGATAATTTATTTAGTTTTTTACGTGCTTCTCTCAATTCTTTGTTGAATCTAAATTCACAGTCTTGGAAATTTATAAGCTTGTAAATCTCACGGATTTCTTCTAGTACAATTTGCTTATTTACGTTTCCAACTTGAAGTCGTTCAACCTTTCTTTCAAGTAGATTAATCGTATTTCTATATTCATCAAGTGTTTCAGCTTGTACTTCATTTGCCCTTCTAATCCTTCTTAATTTATCTCTATCTCTCATCGTTTTCTATTTATTTGTTTCATAAATTGTTTTTTGTTTTTTCTGCGATCACCTTTTCCGAATTTGGTTTGGATAGTTGAAAAACCACGAATTGATCTATTTACAAGTTTTATTGATTCATTTGCTTTAGAAGCTGCAGATGAAAGCTTTAATAATGCGTGCACTAATTCATCAGCATCAGCACCAATCACAAGGATTTTCCTTTTGTTCATGCGCTTAATTTTTGCCAATCATCAGGAATGAAGAATCCTTCCAATTGTGGGTTTATACTTTCTTTTGTTGCTTCGAAGTAGCTATCAGAATAACCAACTTCAAAACCTTCATCATCAATGATGATTGTGTTTCCGTTTGTTTCTCTCACAACTGGATATTCTTTGCCAGCTGTGAGAGATTTGGAAAATGATTTAATTGCTGTTTTCATAGATCATTGATTGGTGTATATTGAAGCAATGAATAAATTCCATCAGGAAGCCCACCAGGAACGTTTCCACATGTATTCCAAACCATGTTTTCTACTTTTAACATGGTTTCATACTTTGACTTTATTAATGCTTTTTCAAGCAATCTTCCATCTGAAATAAGAATCTGAATATCATTGAAGTATTGCTTCTTCTGATTCTCTAAATCTTCAATTCTATTTTTTAATTGTTTTTTGGTCATGATGAAAAATTAAAAAGGTAAATCACTATCATCATCTGGATTGTCTTTGATAGGTTCAATTGGCACATTTGGAACGCTCTCATTGACATCATCAACACCTTTGAGTGTTATTCCTATCATTTCATAATCAAATGCGTATGCGCTTGTTTTTACACCGCCAAAATTCACAACTGGAACATTTCCAAGGAATGCTTTCGATGATTTGATATATGATTTGATTGATTGTTCAGGAACACCATTTTCACCAAATTGCTTTCTGTGTGCTTCCATGTACAAAGGATGGATTTTTGTAAGCTTCAGATAAAGTACTTTCTTTGGTTTGCTGAACACAACAGGCGGTTGTTTATCACGTCCATCGCGCACAGTTATCTGTGTTTCAACTTTAACAATGTAATCTTCATCAACTCTAATTTGATGCTGGAATGATAAGTATTCAATCATTTTCCAGTAGCTTGCTAGATCATTTGAATCAGATACTTGTTCAGATTGTTTCAAGATGTTTTCTAATCCTGCTTTATACACTTCTTCAAACGTGAAAGGAAGATGCAATTTGTCAATCATCAACTTTGCGATTGTCATTAACAAGCTCCAGTTCTGCATCACACGGCCTTCAAAATCTTGATTCTGCAAATCGCGTTTAATTTGTGAAGCCATTTCGAATTGAGCAGCAGGATAGTTTGTTGTGAAATAATCACGGAACTTCACGATTTCAATAATCAAATCAGATAATCCTTTTCGCTCCCATTCATTCAGTTCGTCAAATTCTTTTGAATCTTCAATTGTTCTATCTTCTGGCTTGATGGTGAAGTAAAGAATCATGCAGCGCGTAAAAAGTGAGTTACCATCACGCGTTGGCAAAAATTGACCTGAAATAACCGGTGCAGAATTAATTTTTGTTGCAATGGTTTTATTATCGTTTGACATTACACCTTTTTCATGGCCAGTTCCATCGTATGAACCTTTCAACGATTGGAATCTTCGTTCATCGATTGCGTTTGTATATTCATCGAACCAAACAACTGCATTCTTAACACGTGCCAATCTTCTATTGAATGAAACAGGTGTTCCTGATGGAAGCAAAAACGCGGCTTGTTGACCAAAGAAAATTGAATTCACAGAACGCGCACACGTTGATTTTCCTGTTTGTGGCAAACCGAAATTGAATAGAATAGGGAAGTAGTTGTTAATGCTGAATATGAAATCACGGTAAATTGAAGCAATCACATATAATGCAGACCACATCCCATTTTCATTGTGAACACGAATCATTTTGCTAGTCCAACGTGCCATTGTCATTCCTGAAGGCTTGTATTGAAAGAATCTATCAGCTTCATACATATCATCTTCTTCCTGTGCATCTGAATAAATTTTAGAGAATGCAGGAAGGAAGAACTTTTCATTGTTGTAAATGCACAAACCGTAATCATCAACCTTTCTGAAATTGCCATCAACGATTCCATTTGCAAACGCATAAAATCCTTTAGACTGCCATCCAAGTGTTGTAATTTCATCGCAAATTGGAAATTGGTCCAATAGCTTCGTTCTGATGCGTTGGTATTGCTTTTTTGTGCCAGTGAAGTTGAAGTTTCCGTAATTCATTACAATTTCTTCGAACATTTGAGCAGAAACGAATGCTTTGTTTGAAATCTCAATCATCTTGGAACCGAATGCATTCTTCAATTCTACAATACGTTTTGAATTTTCAACTTTACGGATCTGGAAATATGGTTTGATAGTGAAATTTGAAATGCGTTCGAATCCAACACCCTGCGCAGGAAAGTAGTAACCTATCTTTTCACGAATGTTATCTTCATAAAAACCATGTTCCTTGAAGTTCTCAGTATCTTCTTCTTTTAAATGACCAGGTAAACGGTGTTTCTTTTCAGATGGATCATCAAGCGGTTCTTGTTTTCTGCTTGAAATCTCAATTGATACTGATTTTTCAACTGAAGCTTTTTCAATTCCATGTGATTTCGCGAAATGTTTAATGTATGCATTGCGCAATGGAGCATCAGCAACAGAAGAAAGCAATTTCACAAGTTTTTTTTCTGCTTGACTTTTAGCTACAATTGATGTTGCTGATTTGAAATATTTATTAGCCAATAATTCAATCGCATCCAATTTGAATTCATCTAAGAAAACAGGCAAAGAATTATTTTTCCAATCATTTTTTCGAATAAAATCATCAGGATCCATTCCTTTATATTTTTCATCCTTCTCAAATTCTTCAAATTCATCACCGTCAATAATTGGATAAAACACAAATACTTTAAAACCTTCTTCAATTAGCATGATTGTGTTTTTCTCAATTTTTGCACGTCCAGCCTGATCGTTATCTATGCATAAAATAATGGTATCTGTATATTTTCGAATGATTTTCGCTTGTTCTTTGGTGAAAGCAGTTCCAAGTGGTGCAACAGTATTGTGCATTCCTGCTTCATGCATACTTGTTACATCGAAATTTCCTTCAACCAAACAAGCAAAACCCATTTGAACGATTGAATTCTTTGCCTGGTATATACCAAGAATGGATTCTGATTTGTGATAAGCTTCTGTTTCCTTAGAATTCAGAACTTTCACTTGTGCTTTTTCTTGACCTTCCTTTAGTTCAGTGATATCACGTCCTGAAAAACCAAGAATCTTTCCTGTTGTGCTGAAGATTGGAAAAATGATTCTTCCGCGAAAGAAATCAAAGAATTTGCCTTTATCGCTTTTAACAATTAAGCCAGCGCGAAGCAAAGCATCTTGTGAAATTCCTTTTGAAATTAGAATGTTCATCAATCCAGCCCAATCTTCAGGAGCATAACCAAGTGAAAAGCGTTCATACATTTCATCAGTTGCACGTTTCTTATCAAATGGAATCGATTTCACATTAGAAAGAAAGTAATCCAAAGCAAGCGCATTGATATCTGTAATCTGTTGCACTTTTTCTGCTTTCGCTTCGTATGCTTTCGCTTTTTCAGAATCATCGTATTCAATTGCAATACCAAAATCCGTTGCAAGTTCCTTAACTGCTTCAACAAATGAATAGTTGTTTTTGAGCATCAAGAATTTAATTGCATTGTTGCCACCATGACCGGTTGAAAAGCATTTCCATAATCCTTTAGAAACAGAAACTTGAAATGAACCGCTTTTTTCATCTGTAAATGGTGATTTACCAGTAAGCTGTGAACCTGATTTCTTTAATTCAACATATTTGGATATTACCTGATCCAAAGGCAGGTCATTCACTTGATCAATCGTTGCTTTGCTCAACATAATTTTGGAACCTTGTTTCGTTTATTACTTCTATATCCATGATTCGTGCTACTTGCACGGCTTTGTTGCAATTGGTATCTTCATGCCAATCACCAACTGTGATAACTAAATCACTTCGAAGCATCAAACGAACATCATGATTGAATTTGCGTGAATGCATTACATTAACCTCCTGAAGAATTTTATCGCCTGGTAAAGCGAATCGTGAAATATCAACTTGATCTAGTTGGTCAAATCTCACTATGATAAAAATTGACTTACAAGTTTTCATAGAGTTTTTGTTTAATGGTTAAACCTGATTTGTTTTCTGGAATCAGGTAAATAATTTTTTCTGTATTTCTCACAACAAAGTTTTTCCATCCTTCATCGTTCCACTTCTGCTGATAAGCATCAACTTGTTGTTTCAATTCCTTGATGTAGATAGCACATCGCATTGCATTTTTTTGAGAAACACCTTGCTTCATTAATGTTTCACGCTGGGAAAGGATTCCATTCACTATTGTTGGGAGTTGTGTTGCCATAAGCTGCTTGTTAGACTTTACTTAATAATTCGGCGTTCTTTGCATTTGATTCTTCCGTTCTAGTAATAAATTCAAATGCTGCATCAATCACAATTTGGCTGGCAAATTTTTCAGTTAAGCCTCTGCGAATTGTTTGTGCTGCTAGTGTTTTTTTGTGCTTCTTCTTAATAATCTTTTGAAGCTCTTTCGAATACCCTTTTGGAAGCATCGATCTCAGTTTTTTCAAATCAATCTGTGTCATAAATTTCATATTTGTTGCAATGATATATATAATGCAACAATAATGCAACAAAAATGCAACAAATTTGCAACAGGTCGTATAAGTATTTGAGATAACTTTGTTATAACTTAATACTTACGATATGCACAGAGGTGAATGGTTGAAAAATAGAATTGACGCGTTGGGATATAATGTGTATTCTGTTGCGGATGAATTACAAGTTGTTAGAACTACAGTTTGGCGATGGTTACAGAAAGAAGAAATGCCTTTTACCAAAATGAAAATGGTTGCTGATGTTTTGAATATTGATTTGCGTGAAGATTTTCCTGAAACATCTTTCTTATACAAGAAAACAAAACAGGATTATGAATTACTGTATTTGAAGGAAGTTCAAAACAAAACTTGGAACAATTACAAATCATTCTTTTCGAACATCAGCAACTGGATGATTGAGCACAAATACATGGCCGTGAATCATTTTGCAGAAATTAAGAAGAAAACACAAGCTACAAAGAATCGTGTTGTAATTGAGCATGAAGATAGATTACGTATTTACAACCATCTTTATGATTCTGATTTTGATTTCTTAATTGTATGCCAATTGGTGTTCAGTTCGTTGATACGTCCGAAGGAAATTGCCAATTTGAAGCCATGTGATTTCAACCTGAAGAATCAAACGATATTCATTTCTGGAACATTTGCCAAAAATCACCAGGATCGTATTTCAACAATTCCAGATTCAATGATGCCATTGCTCAAAAAATGGAATTTCAACAACGCTGCTTCTAATCAATACATTTTTGGAACGAATCTTTTGCCTGGTTCCAAGCCAGTGGATTCAAAACGCTTTGCAAAGAAATGGGAAAAGCTAAGAAGGGAATTGAAATTGGATAAGGAAATGAAATTGTATTCTTTGCGTGATTCTGGTATCATTCAGATGTTAAATGATGGCATTTCCATTGAAGAAGTCCGCAAACAAGCAGATCATTCATCGTTGGAAATGACCACCATCTACACCAAGCACGCTTCACCGAATGGCTCGGAACAGATTAAATCAAAGAATTCTGGATTTTAATCCTTTGAAGTACTTATATATGATGAATCCTGCGATTAACAGAATGATGATTGCAATCAATGTGATCACAATAGGCCAATAGTTGTTCACTTCAACAACTTTATCCTTTGTTTTTGAATCGATGATTGTTGCTTCGTTGGTATTCACCTTTGAAAAACTCTTTTCAAGTTCTGAAATTCGTTGGATCAGTGAATCCATTGTTGTTGTAACGTTCAAATTTCCATCAACGTAGCGAATTTCTGTGGTGAAATGTCTATCAGTTGACTTTCCATAACCATTTTTCAGAAGTTCTTCCAGGTTAAATGTTGCGTTGGTTGTGTCTCCAGCGATTTTCACTTCACGAATCGTTTCTTTTTCGTGATAATAGGTTGAATCATGGTAGTGGTGAACTTCACTTTTCACTTGATTCTTGTTTTTGGTTTTAAAAATGGAGCAGGAGCAGAACAATAAAATGGAAATGATAATCAATCCAATGAATTTCAAAACGCTTTCAGCTTGTGTGGCATGTGCCTGGTGTTCGTGATTTCTCATGATATCTATTTTTCTAATTTTTTACTTACTCCATCAATGACTTTAGAACCAAGTGCAACGCCTACAAACAGCACCAACACTTCATACTTCAATCCATGAAAATAATAATCGCGTAATGCCATAAAAAGCGAAACGCACCATGCGCTAAACATTGTTAGTTTCATTCGATCCCAACGCCGAAAACTGTTTACATCTTTTTTCAATGTATCATCGGCAATTTCTGATATCAGGTAAATGAACCAATTCATACTTCTTCTTTTATTTTGATTTTATCTGGAAGAATCGCAACTAATGGAAAGTGATCCTTCACATCATTTACAGCTTGTGAGATTGATAGCTTATCATAACAATTGTATAATCTGCTTTCAACGTCTGAAAGTCTGGAATTCATCCAAAACAATGCGATAAAAAGCACTGCATTAATTCCGTATTTGTTTACAAGTTCAATCGATTCTTTCATGGTAATTCTATGCAATAAAGCGTTTTGCTTGAGTTGTTGTTTCTGTTATAAATCCAGCAGTGATAAGTTGTTTGCGAGCGAGTTCTAAATAACGCTTTCCAGTTTCATCAAATGCTGTGTAAGTTGTTCCGGTGTATTCTGGAATTGGTGAAGATTCATTTTGTTTTGATGTCTGATAGTCATGTCCTATAACCATCACACCATTTGGTGTAAGTTTGACTAAGTTCTTTTTCAAAGCTTCTGCCATTGTAAGATTGACAATTGCAGTGATTAGATATGCGCGTGCAATTACCTTATCTGCATGCATTCCAACTGCATTCGCTAGAATTTCAGCGTACAATGTTGCACCAATCGTTGGTAATATTTGCAGATCCTGAACTTCAATCATTACTGGAGTGATTTCATAGAACGTTGTGTGCATTCTATACAATCGTTGAATCATGTTGAAGTTTGTAGCAGTTTGAACGAACAGTTGCGTATTGAATTGGAAGATTGGATTTGCAGCGTAACCAGAGAAATCTGCAGTTGCACTTAAAATCAATTCAATCAATTTGCCAATGAACAGATATCCGTTTTCTTCCTGTGCTTCAACATACTTTTTCATTTGTGCAGCATAGGCAGTTTTACCATTTTCGTTTTCAGCACGAATGAATCCTAAATCTGAAATGGTTAATTCACCTTCATTGGAATATTCCAACATTGTGAAAGAAACATGCGAATGCATCAATGCTTTGTAAGCGTTTTTCTTTACTGTTCCATCCGCTTCAGCTGCAAAACCGAAAACCAATTCCAGGAACGTATCGTTGAAATATTTATTCAGGTATTTAGTGATTGAACGCGGTTCGAATGGTGCCAATTTCGTATAAGTGAAATCGGGTACAACATTCGCATATTCTTGAAGGTGAAGTGTGCTTGTGATTTTCATTATTGTGGCAAATTAGATGTAACACCTGATTTATTTTCGTTCAATGTTGTTGGAATATCGTGTTCAAACGTCCATTTGATAGTTGGATCCCAACCGTTCACCAATCCAATCAAGCGTAATGGCTCGAAAATGAATAGTTCTTCAGCTGCAGTTGTTGCTACAGAATTTGTATATCCAACACGTTTATCAGAACCGGAACCTGCTCCAAGGCTTCCGCCTGCTGGTTGAATCCCTGCCATTGATAAATCAACCATGAATGCACGCGCTGATTGAATATCTGCTTCCTGAACTGAAGTAATGAACTGATCTTTTTTTATTGGATCATCAAGCACTTCAATTTCCCATCCTGCCAATGGTTTTCCTGTAATTGGATCTGTTGCAAAGTGCGAAATAAACGTGCTTCCAGCATTTGATGTTCCTTTCAAGAATGCATCCATATCATCCAATTTGTCATTCATCAATTCTTTTTGTTTTTCCTTCGTTAATGAAGACCAATCAGCATGAACACTTGCCCAATAAGAATATGGAATTCTGATATGGTATCGAATCAACATTCCATTTTTATTAATGGTATTCATGATTTTAGGAATCGAATTCGCATAATCAAGCCATCCATCTTCTTTCACCAAACCAAAATGAATTGGTTTTGCATATAATGTTGAACCAGGTGAAGGCAAACATGAATGCGTCACAAATTTTCCATCCTTCTTGAATGTTTTTAGAATGTATTCTTTGTTCTGCTTGCGTTTAGGGCAAAATGGAATTGGTAAAGCTTTTGATGCATTCGTCCAATCTGAATTGTATAACACATTTGTAACTGAATTATCTTCAATCTTTCCAAATCTCGTGAATTCAGCTTCTTTGTGGTAAACATTAACGATTCCTGTTCCTGCTTTATTTATAACATATTCAGCAAACATATTTCCATACGTTTTATAGTCCATCAAACGCTCCAGAAGGAAATAAGGAATATCATTTGCCACCATGAAATCATCAACAGCTTTAATTCGCTCCCAGTTAATTGTGCGTTGGCCATTTTCAAACGTTTCTCGGTAATAGATTGGACCATTACCATAAATCATTGTTGCTTGTTTCGCAATGAATGGATATGCAGAAGTTGAATCCTGTATTTTTTCACGTGTTTTTGATGGCCAGAAATTATCAGCACCCCACATTTGGTATTCCTTCGCTGTATCTGAATCTGAAAATAATTCAGGTGTTGCAGTAGTTTTCGCAGTTGGATCAACAACCATTGAATAAACAGCAGCACCACGAACTTCTGAATGAACTGGAACACTATCAGGTCGAACAAAACTTACATCCTTTTTACTCATAACATCATTTTTTGGCCGTTCACTTCAAGAATCAAAGGCAGGTGAACTGTTTTCTGATCCATGGTGATTCGGTCATTAATAACCGTATAAAAATTGCGAGTGAAATTCGAATAATGGTTTCGCGCTTTGCCAGTTGAAACAATTGCTTGATTGGCTTTTCGTTGTTCCTTTGGTTTGGTAACAACACCAACAAACTCTTTAATTTTCCCACCAGTTTTGCGTCTAACATCAAGCGAAACAAATTTGAGTTTCACGGTTGCACCGGATTCAATTAGCTTCAACGCTTCTTCAAAACGAATTTCATTCATAAAGCAAATTTGACCTTATTAATACGCGCAGGAAAGGACAAAAAAAAGCCCCACTTGTGAAAGTGAGGCTTGGATTATTTGATTTTATTTTTCCAACGTTCAAGTTTAGAATATCTAAATTTTAAAAGCAGTTTTCTAAAGACTTTGTTTTTACTTTTCTTAATAATAAACTGATTGATATCAAAATCAGGTTTAATTAAATTTCCATTATCATAACATTCATTGCAAAATGCTTTGTTATACGTTCCATCTGAACGTTTACCGTACATCAACATTGAAGAAAATCTATTCCCACAGCTTTGGCAATGAATGTAATTTTTATCAAGTATCGTTTCAGAATCATGGAAGTATTTTATAGTAGATATAACTAATAAACCTATTCCAAAGACTATTCCGATCATATATGAAAAGTAAAAAGAACCAAACCTTATTTTATATATTTCCAATGATTGTTTCATTGAAATGGATTTCAATTGTAAAATATTCAATTCATGTTTTATCAATTCAATTTTATCAAAATCTTTTGATAGTTTCTTCAATTCAATATTAAAATCATTATCATCAGAAGTGTAAAAATGATTTAATCCAATTTCGTTATTCTGAATTTTATAAAACTTATTATCTAAAAAAGAATCTGATAAATATCTGCAATCATGTTTTAATTTTTTTTCTAAGAATTCTGATTCATATTTTTTTATTCCAATAGAATCTAAAAAGTCAAAGTATGTTTCTTCTTTTTTTTGAAGTTCATTAGCCAATTCAATTCGCTTGTTAAAGCAAAACCAAATAATAAAAAGAGACAATAAAAGAACAAGTTTATACGGTTTGTCTGGAATGGTTGATATCATATTTAGGTTTCAATTCGTTTTTGTAAAAATATGAATTTTAAAACAACAAAATGCAAGCGCAATTTTAACATGCGCTTGCATGACTGTTACTTCAAGTTTTCTGCTCTACGCTTTGCATTCCTTTCCGCAATTTCAGCATTTGCAATTGGCAATACAATGTCGTGCAAGTCTTTTCGTGTAACAAGTTCTTTAATTGCTACATTATTTTCACAATAATAAAAAGTGTTGTTAACATGTTGCACTTCACCTTTCATTCCTTTACGGATAAATGCTCCGTTTTCTAACTTCAATCCCCAATATTTAATATGGTCGATTGTTAATGGGTTGTTTTCCCCGATTGATGTATCCATTTGTTTTATTTTTTGAATTTATTTTCTATTTATTTTTTTTTGAATTATTCTTTGTGCTACCGTGCTACCGTGCTAACAAAATGCAAGCGCAATGCCGAAAAAAATCGGCACAACGCCTGCATGACTGTTGTGTGCAATACTAAGATTGCACACTTTGAAGATATTTAGCAGAAAAACAGCCACTAAAACCTTCAAGGAAAACAACTTCTTGCTTGCCTCTATCTAAGTAACTATCAGTTTGACAAGTCCAAATCTTGCCTTTGTATTTTGGGAAATTAGCCTCACCGCAAGAATGCATAACTACGGTATCACCTTTTTTAAAAGTGGCTGTTTTGTTTTCGTTGATATAAGTATCTGTTGTCATAATAAAGTACTGCACACAACACAGTATATAAAACAGTGGGGTGTTGTGCGTCTTTTTAGCCCACTTGCACTTAATTAAGGTTATCGGTTTCGGATAGGTCAGTGCTTCCTATCCCCACCGTTTCATATACTCGGCCGTTGGCAGCAATTAAGCGACCAACTCCAAATCGGAATAAACCGACCCTGTGTAATACTCAAATCCATATCCACCCCTTTTATCCCATTCAATAACAGCAAAAGCATTGTCATCAAAACCGATAAGACAAAATTCTTTATCTCTTAAATCTGGGTGGATTTTATCTTGTTTCAGGAACTTGACTTTTGCTCCAAAATGAAACGACTTAGTAATATCTTCTTTAAACATTTGACTGAAAATTTAACTGCTGCCAACAAATGCTATACAAAAGCGGGGCAGCGTTCCGCAATTGAACAGTTGTGCAACTATTTGTCATTTGTGCAAGGCTGACAAGGTGTGCATCTATTTCCCCGCCTTCGTATAGCATCGGCACGTTAGCAAACATTGCTTGGTTACTTATTCTTAATACCGTTCTGTTTAATCAGTAAAAAGAAAAAGCCTACGCACTTTTTTCAATCTTTTTCGGCACTTTTATCCCTGTAAATTCAAGAGCATCTCTATACCCTAACTTATCCATGAATGAATTAAATCTGTTTGGTTCTCTAATCTGTAGTCTTGTAAACCTATTGTTATCCTGATCTTCACAATGCGCCCCAAAAGCACAATAAGCACATCCTGTTCGCTTCTCACCTGTAACAACTTTTCCTTCAATAATTTGGTCGAAATAAATTGAGCATATTTCAATGTTATACTTTTTGATTAAATTCCAAATATCATTTTCAGTAAATAAAGAAAGAGGTTGGCAACTTTCTTTTCCTTCTTTAAAAGTAATACAACCGCCATCAGAAAGATATTTAAGTTTTCTGTTTCTTGATTCTTCTGTCATTACTCCAATGATCGGTCTTAATCCAAACTCTTTTTCAAATCTCTTTACAGGCTCTTTCTTTAAAATATCACAACACCTATTAGTTATTTTGAATGGCGCATCAATCATAAATCTCCATTTTTTAGAGATAACCCCAACAACTCCTTTTGTTCCATCAGCTTTAACGCCATACATTCTGTACATCTTCTGATCTTCACGTTTTGTATTTTTAAATCTTGATATTGCCATTGATTGCTCTTTTGATATAAGTGGGTATCCATACTTTTCTAATGTTTGAGCAAAGGTCATTTTTGGTTTTAGCCATGTTATTTCATCACCAAAAGATTTTACAAAGTCAAGTATCTCTTTATGTTCATTTGTTGTATTATTAAAAACAATTTTAATTGGTGGATACTTCATTAACTTTAACCATTTCTTAATTAAGAATATCATCACAGTACTATCTTTTCCTCCGCTAAATGATGCGTACACCTTACCATTCATTTTATGATAAAAAGTGTCTAATACGTTGAAGAAGTGAAATTCTTTCTGATCTAAACTCCAAGCAAGTTTTTCAGTTAATGTTTCTTCCCTCCCTTCTTTTTCTTTTTGTTTCATAGTTCTAATTTTAATTCGTTTAAATTCTTTCCGCAACGATTTGCTAACAGCAAGTAAGCGCAACTTTGCAGTCGCCTACTTGCCTAATGTTAGCCCTTTTTTGAATATTCAACAATCAGTTTATCAACGCTTTTTTCAAGCATTTGAGCGCGTTTTACGTTTTCATCAGAAGCTTTTAGGAATACTTTCTTTTGAGCATCGCGCATTTGTTTTACAAGTTGGATAAGGTTTTGCATATCAATCAGGTTTTTCAATTTCTTCAAACTCAATCACCCAAACAAATGGATTTGAAAGAAGTGATTCTTCACCGTTTATTGATTCCCATAAAGAATAGAAGGAAGTTCGCTCATTGTAGGTTGTGGTACCATCAACATAGTTTTTGAATTTTGTTGATGTGCATGGATCTCTTTCAATTCCTTCTGCTCTTGCATCATCTCTTGAAATACCCTGCAATTGTTCCAGGCGAACATTTGTAATTTTCAACCAGATACGCGCAGCATCTTTTGGCATAAAGATGGAAGGCTTCCATTTTCCATCAACTGGTTCACAACCATTCGCTTTATAGATGATTCCACATCCATTTCCTGAATATGTTTCCTTAACCCAAAGCACATCACCTGGTTGGCCGTATTTGCATTTCACTTCGATGCAATTAGAACTTTCTTTATCAGAATAAATCCAAGTTGTTCTATCAGAACCATCCAAAACTGTTGATGGTGAAATGAAAGTGTGTAAATCTTTTGTTGGTTGTGGATCTGCAATTCTTCGTGTTTGTGTTTTTCTACCTTCCATGATTTCTTGAACCATTGGAGTTGAAAATAATATTGGACGTTGTTTCATTTTGCTTGGTGTTTCTTAATTAGTAATTCATCTAAAATTCTATTCGCTTTATTCATCTGTTCGATATGGTAGCGCGTTTCCATGATTTTCCTGCGATTGCTTTCATTCAAATTGTGGAGTTCTTCCTTCCATTGATAATATTGAAGTGATAGGAAACTGAATGAACCTATCACTGAAAGTGCAAGGATGATTTTAATTAGGCTTTTCATCTGAAAATGTTACGATACTTCTAGGTTCGTTTCCTTCTTGATCAGCAGGAACTACTTTTCCAAATTTGCGTTTTGTATATCCATCAGCTAAAAGTGGCAGATTGTGCTTTTCAATCATTTCTTTTATATCAGCAGCACCTTCATAATATGAATCAGCTGCAAGCACCAATTCCTTTTCTGCTAGTTCGCGTAATTTCACCACAACTGTTTCAAGTGTTACAAGTGGATTCTCCAGGTTACTTAATAACCATTCAAGTGTTTTTTCAGCTGGAAGCTGTTTGTGATTTTGCGTTGCCATAACTATTTTGAGTTTTTTGATTTATATGCTTTAAATGCTTCTGATATTATTCCTGGATTCGTGATTGTGATTTCAAATTCAGTTTTACCTCCAGATAAAATCTCTTTTGTATATCCGTTTACGCCTTCTTCAATTTCACATTCACCATCAGTACACCAAGTAATTACAGAACTAATGAATTTACTATTGGCTTCATGTTTTGCAATCCATTCACTACCTGTTCCAAGTCCTAAAAATGCAGTGTTTGAAAATGGTGAAATATTAAGGTCTATTAATTGGTAAATTGCATTTGCGATTTCATGAAAATCTTCAAGTGATATTCCCCACTTATCAGCAAGTGCTTGTTCTGTTACTTCATGATCTTCATCAATGTTTTTTGTTCCTGTAATTACATCAGCAAGTGTTGCTGCTTCATCATAATCTAATTTTGCTTGTGTTGCCATAACTATTTTGAGTTTTAAATTTTTACTTTCTTGATTTTTCTAATTCCTTTTCGCGCTTTTCTTGGTTTTCCAATTGGCGATCCATTTCATACACAACCGTGAACCAGTTCTGTAAACCTATTTTGTCGATGTTTCCGAAAACTGGAAGGTGTGCCATTTCCAACATTGTTCCAGCCCAACCGCGATTCGTTCCACCTTCTGATTTTGCATTGCTTTTGAATACGCGCTTGAATGGCATCAACTTAGTTTCACGGAATGACCAGAAATAAAGCAACACCGCAACGTGATAATGAATAGGAATGGATTTGAATCGATTAACGCGTGCTTTTACTTTTGTCATATTGAAAGGTTCACGCACATCACCGTTCCATTTTGCAGATTTTTTGAACTCCAATAAATCAGAGCGCAATGGACGATACAAAATAGCAGTGAGCAAATAGAGTTTTTCTACATCTTTATTGTTCGTGAAGGCTGTGAATGCAGTATCAGCTTGAACCATTTCATCCATGGTAACCTTATCCATCATTCCAATTGGTCCAATGTATTTTCGTAATCGAACAGAAAGCGTTTCAATAAGCTGTTTATCTAAATCAGGTGCTTTGAATACCCAATTCACATATTCAAACAAATCCACCCATTCAACAGCAGTGATTTGGTCAATCAGTTTTTTTGGAACATTCGAAAGATGCGTGAAAGCCATTATTCGAACTGCATTGAATTCGATTTGGTTCACTTTTCCAAGATCTAAATGTTGACTTCTGATATATGCTACTTTCAAAAGTTCAGATAAAGTCAATTCCTTATATGAAGCTTTCAAATAGTATTCAGTTTCGTTTATTTTAATTGAATGCATATGCGATTGTTAAATAGATTGCTGAAGTATTTACTGTGATAGCTACAATGTGCTGAAAGAATAATATGATAAGATTGAACAAAACATAGTTTTCAGGCTTCGGATATTTCACTGAATTGTTCACATACATGTTATACAATGATTTTGAATAGCGAATCATGATGATTTCACCGAAATACAGCACATAAACGCCATATACAAGCATGCTGATTGCTTTAATTGATTTAGTTAGCATAGATTAGATTTTTAAATTGTTCGATTGAATTCAGGCAGTTTACACCATTTACTTTCACGGATTCTTTGCCAATTAGCAGTTCACAGTACCATGAATACTTTTCAAAGGTGATTTCAATGGATTTAAATGCGAAAATGGTATAACCAATTTCATCATCTTCATAGTGATCTGTTTGTTTAAAACCCAAATTTTGAATTGATTTTTGTAATTCTTTGAATTTTTTTCCACTCATTTTGATTGCGTTTGAGTTGCAATATTATATAAAATGCAACAATAATGCAACAGAAATGCAACAAATTTGCAACAAATTTGCAAAAAAAGACAATTTTAAACGGTATTTATTTGGAAATCAGGCAAATAAGTTGTTTTTCAATCGGTTAACGTGAAAAAACGCGACAAAAAAG